CGAGGATTTTGCTAAGCACCGTCATCACATCGGAAAGAAAGATTTTGACTACAAAGGAAAAACAATCGTTGGTTTTACAGATAACCCATTTAAATATTTCAGAAGTGAGGGAGATAAAGATTTTTTAATTGATGCAATGAAAGCAGAAACTGGACCAGCGTTCAATGATTTTAGAGAAGCGATTAACAACGGTTCAATATTTTCAATCATTACTGCTAGAGGACACAACCCAAATGTAATTAGAGAAACAATCTACAATTATATCGTTTCAGGTTTCAATGGCATTGACAAAGACAAACTGATTAAAAACCTAAAAAAGTACAGGTCATTTGTAGGTGAAGATGAAATGTCTGATGAAGAATTAATCAAAACTTATTTGGCTCTAAATAAGTATCATCCTGTGTCGTTCGGAGACGAATCAGGAGCAACTAATCCTGAAGAAGCAAAGGTGAAAGCAATGAAAGATTTTGTCGAATATATAAAAGGGATGGCTGCAATCCTAAATAAACGAGCTTGGTTAAAAAATGATGTAGGAAATAAGTTTATTCCATCTGAGCCAGAGATAGGATTTTCAGATGATGACCCAAAAAATGTAGAAGTAATTAAGAAAGCTTTTGATAAAGATGATATGGTTAAAACTTATTCTACTGCTGGGGGAATTAAGAAACGAGTAAATTAATAATTAAAAAATGGGGTCAAAAGTCAATAGAAATATTTTCCAACACCCTATATTTATAGGATATAAACAATAGAAACAAAAACTTAATGATATGGCTGATTTATTAATGAAAATGCCGATACCGTATGAACCGAAACGACAAAACCGATTTATTTTGAGGTTTCCTTCTTCTTTAGGTATTAATGAATGGTTTGTTGAGTCAACATCTAGACCATCAATTAAAATTGCATCAAAAGAAATAGAATTCCTAAACACATCTACATACGTTGCGGGAAGATTCAATTGGGATGAAATACAAGTTAAATTCAGAGACCCGATTGGACCATCCGCAGCACAAGCTTTGATGGAGTGGGTTCGTTTACATGCTGAGTCGGTCACAGGTCGTATGGGATATGCCGCGGGCTACAAAAAAGATATCGACCTCGAAATGTTAGACCCAACAGGTGTGGTTGTGGAAAAATGGATTTTATTCGGAACATTCTTGACATCTGTCAACTTTGGTTCTTTAGCATACAACACAGACAATTTAGCTGACATTACAGCAGGTCTAAGAATGGATAGATGTGTGTTAGTATATTAATACTATTTATAAAAAATCAATAATTTATATATTTAACCGTAAAGACATAAACTTTACGGTTATTTTTTATATATGGAAGACAAATCAAGAGAATACGGACAACAAATGATGTCACTACCACATGACGTGGTGCCTCTACCTTCACAAGGTATATTTTATAAAAACAAGAAAAAATCAATTAAGGTAGGTTATCTTACAGCTTCCGATGAAAATATTCTTCTAGGTGGTTCAGACGATATTACAACCCTTTTATTAAGGAACAAAATTTATGAACCAGACCTTAAAATAGAAGATTTATTAGAAGGGGATATAGAAGCCATTCTCATATTTTTAAGAAATACCTCTTTTGGCCCCGAAATAAACTTGAGTCTTGTTGACCCACAAACGAAGAAGGGGTTTGATTCTGTTGTTAGATTGGATGAATTAGATATTATAAAATCAAAACAAGAACCATCGGAAGACGGGACATATTTGACCACTTTACCTAAAACAGGCTCACAAGTAAAGTTGAAAATATTAACATACGGGGAGACCGCAGATATACAAAAAATAGTTGCTTCTTATCCCTCTGGAAGACCCGCTCCAAAGGTCACACTTACACTACAAAGACAAATACAAGAAGTAAACGGAAATTCCAATAAGGAGGAGATTGCGAAGTTTGTTGAATCATTACCAATAGCGGATTCGAAATACATAAGAAATTTTTTATATGATAATGAGCCGAGATTGGATTTAAGGAAAGTTGTAATAGCCCCATCAGGAGAAAAACTGACTGTCAACGTTAGTTTTGGGGTTGAATTTTTTCGCCCTTTCTTCTGAGTATAGGAAAAATCAATTAGACGAATTTTATTATTTGAGTACCCTTTTGAATATTTCATATTCAGACTTTATCATTATGCCTATATTCATAAGGAAGTATCTTTTGGATAAGTGGATAGAATCTAACTCTGAAAAAAAGTAAACTGAACCTATTTATAGAAAACCTAATTAATGTTTTTTCAGGACGCAAGTGTCGACCCCACATCATCTACTAGTACAGCCGCAATAAAAGATTTTAAGATTTTGGGGGACGCTATTAAAAGCTCAATAGCCAATCTTACAGATTTACGACAAGGAATTGGGGCAGCTTCACAACTTTTTCAAAGGCTAATAATTCAATCCGACGAACTAAATAAAACTTTTGTTGGAGGAAGAATCAGATTTCAAGAGATTTCCAAAGCAATAAATGATGCCGCACCTGACGTTACAAGATTGGGTGGAACTTTTGATGATGTCAGAAAAACAATTTCAGAAATTGCAGGAGGTACAAGAACTCAATTAATTGCTACAACTAAGGATGTTAGAGAACTTTTTGCTGCTGGTAAGATATTAGACCAAAGTGTTTTATCTTTGGTGGACTCATTTGATAAGGTAGGAATTTCTTACAGTGATGTCGCTAAAAATTTACAAGAATCTATCGTTTATGTTCAAAGTGTGGGACAAAACGCTAGGTCCGTAATGAAAGATGTAGTCACTAACACGGAACAACTATCGAGATTCAATTTTCAAAATGGGGTTCAGGGACTGACCAAAATGGCGGCACAAGCTTCTATGCTGAGGTTTGATATGAAAAAAACATTTGAATTTGCAGAAAGTGTTCTCGACCCAGAAAAAGCAATTCAAATGGCTTCATCATTTCAGAGGCTGGGTGTAGCTGTTGGTAGTTTGGGTGACCCTTTAAGTCTTCTAAATCAATCATTGACTGACCCTTCGGGATTACAGAACTCTTTGATTAGTATGACAAAACAATTTACTTATTTTGATGAAACGTCTAAAAGTTTCAAAATAAGTCCCCAAGGAATTCTTACTATGAAAGAACTTGCTGACGCAACGGGAATCACTGCCGCAGAATTAAGAAAAACCGCCTTGGCGGCCGCAGAGATGGACTCCAAACTTGCAAAAATCAACACAACAGGATTGAACTTTGAGGTGAGTGAGGAAAATAAGATGTTGATTGCAAACGTGGCTAGAATGGGTGAAGGTGGAGAATACGAAGTAAGTATCAAAGATGAAAGAGGATATGAATATCAAAAAAATTTAATCGAATTACAGGAAGAAGATTTCAAAAGAATTATAGAACAACAATCAAAGGCTCCGAAGACAATCGAGGAAATTCAAACATCTCAACTTAATACAGCAGAAAAGATGCTTGCTGAATTAGAAGGTATTAAAGAAAATTTAACAACAGCCTTTTTTCAATTACCTGGAATGCAACAATCTTTTGAAGGTGGAGTAAATACAACCAGACAAATGTCGGAACTGTTTCAAAGAGGTTTGGAAGATACGAGATTCAAAACCATTATGAAAGATTTAGACGAGAAAACAAAAGAGATAAGAGGTAAAAAATTAAGCAAAGAAGACGAAAAAAAAGAAATTGACCAACTTTTCAACGAGAGTAAAGCAAAAATTTCTGAAATAGTTCCTGAAATTTTTAATACCGCCAGTGTAAATTATAAGAAAATTTCTTCGGGTGTGAATGAAAATTTGAAACCTATGATGGAAACTATAGATGGATACTATAAAAGTTTATTTGGCGGCAGAGAAGGAGAGGTTAAATCACTTGGAATGCAAGCACCAAAAACGAAAAGGGAGGAAGAACCTGGTTACAAGATGTTAACAACAAGTAGTGACGATACACTTACAAATAGGATGTCTGCATTTTCAACAGCGAAAGTTGCCACAGGAAACGTTATAAACATCAATAGTCCAGCCATATCATACTCACCAACTATCAACCCTCAACTTCAAGGAGTTAATTCACCACAGGAACTAATAGATTTAGTAAATAAGGGAGGACTTCAACTTTCTGAACAATTGGCAAAAAATTTATATGAGTCATTGAGGAAATTGGATTTAATTAGACAAAGTCCATAAGACTCAAGAAAATTCAATTATACCTATTTATAATAAATAAATTTTGATGGAAGGAAGTCCGTTAGATTTAGTCAACTCAGACGCGTTCAGAAAAAAATTAATTACAAGGAACCTTACACCTTACGCTAAGGCTCCCAACAGACCTTCTTTTTCAAACAATGTACCCTATATTCAAACTGATTTATCCGTACAGGATAGTCCAGACCAATTAATCGATGAGCCAAGTTTAGCAAATAGATTATATCCTCTCAATCAGTACGGTGCTGAAGGAGGTTATAGACAGGTACCTGACCCTGGAGCATTAACAAATTCTAAATCCAATGAGGGAGAATATGGGCCTGGTCAACAAGATGCTCGAATATTGGACCAAGCATCTATCGAACAATACAATTGGAAGCCCAAAAACGCCTATTCTAATGGAACAGAAGAAGTATTAGATAGTGGTGAGTACATTACTCAACCAGACTTTATAAGAAGTGGTACTCCGAACCTTTATAATAATCAACCATACCCTACAACTTTTGTTCCTTCATCATATGCTCCAA